TTAAAGGTTCCGCTTAATTGGTATAGTTTCATCATGAGAGGAAAGGTTATCTAACTCTTCACGAATCTGTTGATCGTTTTTGGCTTTATATTCATCCATTAAATAGGAATAAACCTTTGTTGTTGTGGATACGTCAGCATGGCCTAAACGCTTAGAAATGATGTAAATATCAATTCCTCGCGAAAGTAAGTAGGCCACATGTGAGTGTCGCAAAGAATGAAAGTGAAAACCTTGCTTTTCAATCCCTAAGTCTTTTAGTATAGAACGCAACTTTTTATTAACGGCAGAGGATGATGGAATGGATTTATATTGATTAACAAAAATTAGTTCTCCATTATTGTGATCCTTCAAGATCTTTAATGATTTCAGCAATTCGTCATTAACTGCAATGATTCGATTTGAACCAGCCGTCTTAGTATCTTTGAATCCACCGCCTTCGGATGAATTCCAAGATTTAGTAATGCTAATCGTTTTAAAATTAAAATTAACGTCATTCCAAGTTAATGCTTGAATTTCCCCCAAGCGAGCACCAGTTAAAACGGCCGTCAGGATCATAAAAGTGGAGGTAAAGTGATAGTTTAAGTGATTCTCCAAATAAGCGATGAGACGCTTAATCTCAGCCACATTGAGGTATTCCACATGCTTATCACGTGACTTATCATAAATAAGACTGACTCGCTGGGTGAAATCTTTATGAATCAGATCGTCAAGAATGGCATTTTGAACAGTTGCTCTAATCAATGAATTAACTTTATAAACAGTATCTTTTGCATGAGAATGACCATAGAAGTTAATAAATGCTTGATATTGTGGTCGGTCAATACTTTTTAAAGTAACTTCGCCGAAATAATTATGTAATACTCGACTAGTTATTTTATAGCGATTCTTAGTCTGATTTTCAATCTTAGGCTCTTTGTACGTGTGATAAAAATAGTCAAAATAGTCAGCAAACTTAGGATCTTTAGGAACGAGATCCAAACCATTGTGGATATCGATTTCCAATTGACTCGCAAATAGCTTTGCAGCTGATTTAGTTCTAAAGCCGCTCTTAGTTTTCTCATGTTCCTGACCATTGGCATCATAATAGTAGTATCTTACTTGGTATCCATGACCATGCTTACGTATTGATGGCATTATTATTCTCCTTTGGGTAATATACTAACACATAGTGGGGAATCTACTTAATAGATCGATCATTTATCAATGATCATGGCATATAGATTACAAAAAAATGTTAAAGCCTTTACAACTCCTATTTTCTTTTGCATTCAACCTTGATTATGTTATACTATTTACAGCAAGTTAGTTGAGGCATGTTTTTGCATGCCTAGGTAGCTTGAAAAAACAATTTTTTTGGGAGGAAATTACACATGAAAAAGTCATTGAAAAAGACTCTTTTTGCTGGTGTAGCTGCATTATCATTTGTAGCTGTTGCCGGTGTATCTAGCACAAATGCTAGTGCAAAATCATATGCCAAAGTTACATCAAACAAAGCTTTGACAACTGATGCTACTACTCGTAACGTTGCTGTTAACGGTACTAACGCTCTTTATACAAAGGCTGGTACTTTGAAGGGTGCTAAGACCGTTGCAACTAAGACTACATTAGCTGGTCTTAAGAACTCTAAGCAAGGTCAAAAGAACTTCCGTGCTTATCGTGTAGCTACTACTAACCGTGGCTCAGTTTACTACAAGGTTGTTTCATTCGATAAGACCTACCGTGGCTGGATCTACGGTGGCAAGTCAGTTACTGCATTTGCTGGTGGTATTGCTTCATTCAGCACTACTACTGCCCCTGCAGCAGCTGCAAACACTTCATCTTCAGCATCTTCAGCTTCAATCAATACTCAGGGCCAAACCACTGCATTGACTGACGCTCAAAAGAATGCTACCTACAAGATCACCAAAGCCGGTACTGCAAATGATGGCACTGCCACCACTTACACTTACCCAGCTTGGACTGAGTACCGTAAGGGCCGTACCATTACTGATGCTACTCCTTACGCTAACGATACCTTCAAAGTTACGGACCAAACCACCCGTACCCGTGAAGGCGACCTTTGGGTAAAGATTGCTGACACTAACGCTACTAATGGTCAAAAGATCAATGGCTGGATTAAGTACAGCGCCTTGACTGCTCAACCTACTACACCTACTACACCTACTACTACTCCAGTTGCTGACAATGCTGTACGTGTTACCTTTGTAGATGCTTCTGGTAAGCAAGTCGGCAAATCATTTGACTACGCTAAGACTGGTGCTGCTAAAGGTGCTACGCTTGGTACCTTGAGTACGGTAGACGGTTCATATCAATGGACTTTAACTGACGCTCAAAAGTCCGATTTGAAGGCTTTGATTAACACTGCTTTGGACGGCACTGGTTATTCATTTGATTTGAATAACACTGCTAATGCTGCTGCTTTAGCACAAGCTAAGACTGGTGCTGAAAGTAAGATTGCCTTGACTAAAGGTGCAACTGCTTATCAGCAATTAACTCCTTATGCTCAAGATACTTCAGCAACTAGCACTGGTTCAATCATTGCTAACAAGTTGACAGGCATCACTTCAACTAAGAATGCATCTGTATTCCAAGGTTCTGTTGATGTTGCTGTTAGTCCATATACAAAGAAAAATCCAGCTACCTTTGACTTCTCTAAGTATGTAAAAGATGACGGTTCATTTGATTCAGCTGCCTTCAAGGCGGATTATGTTGCAGCCGCAAATAAGGCTATTGATCGGACTAAGTTCAATACGGCATTTAACAACGCAGTTAAAGCTAAAGCTGCAAGTCAGTATATTGCACCTGCTAACTTAGCATTTACTGATCTGTTCAATGGAAATAGTGGTGCTTCATACAGCAGCATTGATGTAGCAAATTACATCAATGGTAAAGCACAACTTAAGACATTGAAGTCTGGTGTCTTTGCAGTTGCTGATACTGATGGTAACGTTACATTTGATCAGTTCACCTTTAACTTCAATAGCGGTAATGGTGGGACATTCGGTTCAGCTGCAACTCGTGTAATTTACACCTTTGATTCAACTGCACCTGCTAAGAATGTAACTTATCCAACTAAGACTCCTGCAACTTCTGTAAGTCCGTTTGCCTAAGCTGACAAATAATTAGATAATATTCTCGAAAGGTTACTTTTACTGGTGCCGAATAGAGAGAACAAAAAAGTCTTGAGATAATTCTCAAGGCTTTTTTAATTTCTCCAAAAATAAAATTAATTGACTATTTAGGACTCGAACCTAAGCAAACCACCTGGTTAGTCGAAACATATGTTCTTTTAAAACTTTAAATGAAGCCCCCACATTTGGGAGCTCATAAGATCACTTTACCGATTACATTAACTTCATCACAATCAAACACCATGTCATCGTATGCCTTGTTAATTGATTTTAAGGTAACGGTATTATCCTCATTTACATAAAACTTTTTACAAGTAACACCAACATCACGAATGTGGACGATCGCAATTTCACCATTCTCAACCTCTGGTTGATAGTGGATAAAAACTTGACTACCCTTTTGTAGTAGGGGCTCCATAGAATCACCATCCACAGTAACTAATTCATCAGCACCAGCAGGGACTTTTTCACCAGCAATAAGTTTGTGGATTAATTGGGTATCTTGATCCTCACCGTTAATAGGAGACCCGGCAGCAGTTGAACGACCGTAAGGAATATCGACCAGCGGTTTGTGGTTAAACATTGAAGCTACTTTTTCGTTATTCTGTTCGTCTAATTGATCACTAGCGTAATTGTAAACTTTTTCTTGGCGAGAAGGGTGGAGTTGAAGCATTATTTTATTGGTATCACTAACGACTGAACTTTCTAACTTGACAATGTCTTCTGGTTTGATTCCCAATCCATCACATATTTTTATTATATTTTCCATTTTAGCATTCATAATGCCGCGATCCAGAATAGATCGGATAGTTGTATAAGCCATGCCTATAGAATCGGCAAAAGCTTTAACGTTACCAGATTTTATTTCTATTAAATCTTTTAAATAATCTTCCTTGTTCATGCTTGCTTCCTCCTTTAACATATTTTATTATATCATGCGAAAAATCGTATGTAAATGAACGAATTTAAAGAAATACGAATTTTGGTATTGACTAAATACGAAAATTCGTATATTATAAAAATGTGCTCATGAAGAGCCATTATTTTTTAAACTAATATACGAAAATTCGTATTAGGAAGGAGTCATATTATGTTAAATAATTTAGAAGAAATTCGAAAGAAGAAAAATGTAACTTTAGTTGATATGGCAGATCTTTTGAATGTTCGTTACCAGACTATCGCTGACAAAATTAATGGAACGTCATCATTCAAATTCAGTGAAGCTTTAAAAATTCAAGAAAGCTTTTTTCCTGAATATGAACTCAAGTTTTTATTTACTCCGGATCCGTCCACACAGCCAGCATAGAAAGGAGGTGAGTCAAATGGAAAAAGGCAAACTGCATCAGTACTTTGATAGTAATATTCAGCCTATTTTAAATATGGCGATAGGAGTTCTATTTATGACAATTGGTTACTTACTTGGTCATATGTCCTAGAAAGAAGCCAAGTGATCGTCAATGAATAGTTGAAAGGAGGAAATGTCAAGGGCAGTTTAAAAATGTAGGTTTTCGGCAGTTACTTGAGACCATCAAAAAATTAATTAATACTGGTTCAGCTCGGATTTCTGGAATCGTCACGAACACCGAAAAAGGAGTTAATAAAAATGTCAAATTTTAAAGATTGTCTGGAAAAAATGGAAGATGCAATAGAAACGGCAATCTTGTTCACTATATGGTGCTGTACTAATTTTTGGCAATTGATCGTGGTCGGTATTGTGACGATCACAGCAATCATCTTTTTATTAGAACATTAACAATCACGGTTGTAACTATTGAAACTATTGTAGGAATAATGCAAGAAGACAAAAAGAACACTATTAAATTCTCCCCAAATGATTCAAAAGAACTTAAAGCCTTAGCAGTTATTCTAAATTGATAAATTCCTGGGCCCTTATAAAAGCCGTTCACGCTATCTATATATTTGTAATGTTTCAATAGTTCTAGAGTCGGCTGTTCTTTACCAACTTCTAGTTTAAAATGCTTTCTTATTTTAAGCGAATCAACGGGAGTGCCTAAATTATAGCTCTTAACAATATATCTTAGTATTCGAATTGTAGACCATGGTAAATCTTTGAACAAGTTATTCATATTAATCACCTCAATTAATTGGAATAACTCAAGTATACAACTAAGCCAAAATTGGAAGTGAATTAAATGGATCAGAAACTTCATAATGCAGTACGAGAATATTTATTGGAACTATTGAGCGAAAAAAATAAAAGTCCAGAAATGGCTGCAACCATTGCTGAACTTTATAGATTGTTACTTGAATAAGACACTCATGATGTCTCTTCGGTCAATGCTAAAGATTGTATCACCAATAAATTTGACTTCTCCGTTAGCATCATTTAAAAAAAATTGAATCATGAGACTTTGTGGTAATTACCACAGTATTCATAGAGTTCACCTCGATTAATTGAATTAATTAAATTATACGTCAGTAAATAATAGAAGGAAGTAATAAAAAATGGCAAAACCACGTTTAGTTTTAGAAAAGAAAGCACCAGAACCACGAGTATCCCGATTGATTAGCATTAACACTGATTTGTATAACCAGTTAATGGACATTAAGCACGAAACTGGATTAACTGTCACAGCGGTAGTTAATAAGTTTATCGCTTATGGAGTGAAAAATGTGGAAATTGAAGACAACAAAAACGACGATTAATTAATCCACGTCAGATCTTATCAAAAGGAAGTGAGAAAGATGATTAAAACATTAAAGCAATTAATCCACGTTTTGTGGGCAATCGAAAAAGACCTCCGTGTTATCGCAAGTAACACTAAAGGCCTAGAAGAGTTAAACACAGTATCTCAAATTGATCTTGATGAAGCCACAAAAGTTATTCATGCAACCAGTCATGATAACGTCTAAGAAGCTCAATGCTTATTGAATAAGAAACTACAAACATTTCGTTACCCCTTAAGCTTGCTTTGGTACTTGGGACACTATGAACATCTTTAAGAAATTCATTAGTAGATTTTTGAATCTTTTCAATATCATTATCGCTAATTGTAGATAAAAAGTCATCAAACGTTTTGTTCACTTGTTATCACCTCGATTAATTGGGATAAATCAAGTATACAACTAAAGGAAGTGACAAAATGACTCAAACTATTACGGCCAAAGTATCAATTCAAATTCCTGATAATTTTGAATTGATAAATAAGGAAGATTACCAAAAGTTAAAACGGGAATCAACCTTTGGACGGACTTGGAATTTAAACGATCTTCGTAAATGGTGTGGGAACAAATCACCACAATGGTTAAAAGAAAATTTCTTGGAAAATCCAAAATATTCACGGGAAATGCAAGCCTTAATGGATGATAGATATTTAGTCCATCGTGGCAGTAAAGGTAGTCCCTGGTTGTTTAAAGCTACCAAAATGCAGCAGTTCCTGGAGGATCATTGGAGTGAATTCAATTGGTAAAAACATTAAATTCTTGGCAAATCTAATAATCGATCGTGACGATTTGAGGAATTCTTGGTTTTAATATATAAAGCATTGTCATGATTGTAATCATAAGTGATTTCATAAGTACCATTACCGAGAATGTAAAAGTAGTGATCACCACGAATAATATTGACTGCTGTGGCTTGAATAAGTTCAATTTTTCCACTGGCCTGTTTTATTAAATCAATACTTTCTGGTGATGCTTGCTTTCCCTTGGAATAAGTTCGTAATCGAATAGCAACAATTTGATGAATCATACGACTTAACCTCCTTAATTAATGGGTTGAATTCAAAATTCTACAAATATTAAAAAGGAGTGATTTAATTAATGGAATCATTGGAAGTACTAGTTTTATTGTTCTTAGCAGCCCTGGTCATTGAATACTTCATACCAACTGGGCGTCACTAAAAAAAAGAAGCTCAATCTTGTCCTGATAACTCATATGTCACTGAAAGGTCATGAAAATATGAAGCTTTCAAATAATTACTGGATTTTATTAATTAGCGACTTTTCTCCGCTAGATAATAGTTGAAGACGTTTTTAACAATTTCTAATTTGGAATCTGAAAAACCAATTGACTTAAGATATTCTTTTAAATGTTTCCAATCTAAATTTCCCTTAGGAAACGATCTATCAGATCTTATTTCTCTTGCTACATCACCAACTGGTAAGCTAACGTCTTTAAAGCGCATTAACCAATTGTAAAAATCCATAAAATTTCACCACCTTAATTATATGCACTAAATAGCCCACTACCGTAAATGGGTGGACACTAATATTATAACACCTGGAGGGTCATCAGAATGAAAACATTAACAATACAGAACCGTATCAAACGTTTAAATATGATTATTGGACGCACACCCGTGGAAAACGATCATAGCTTGTTGGCATATTTCTTTGTCCTAGATAAAGAAAAGCAACGACTATCTGAATATATTTTACATCACGAGGTGGAATAATGACTAAATTTTGGAAAGCAGTTGGTGTAATGGATTCCCAAATATTAGAAACTGGTGTCTCTCGTGCCGACGTTATGCGAAAGCTCAGCATAAAGTATCCGACTTACGTCGTAACTGGGACCGACAAGGATTTTATGAAGAAGCGGAAAGAACGAGTCCCAATTTATCCCGAACCAATTAGATTAATCTGTGGCAGAATCACAAAATCTAAAAGCAAAGAGATTGCTGAAATGAAGAATTCAATTAATCAGCGGCACTACTTAATTTAAAAAATATGGAGGTAAATATAAATGGCAAATGAATTATCCCTACCAGAATACACGATTGACTATCAGCTACCTGTGATTACAATTAATAATTTTGATCAATTAAAAACAGCTGTAGAAGCATATGCCAATAAATATCAAGGAATGGCAGTAACAGCTTCCACAGAAAAAGAATCAAAGTCTAGCCGGGCAGAGCTTCGGAAATTGAAGCAAGCCCTTGATGATAAACGTAAGGAAATTAGAAAAAAATATGCTGAACCATATCAACGGTTTGCAGCTCAAATTAAAGATTTGGAAATGACCCTGGATAGTTCGATTAACCCAATTGACACTGGGCTAAAAGAATTGGAAGAGCAGCAACGCCAGCTTCGTTTGAAGCATGTTAATGCTTTGATTGCTGAAATGGCACCTAATTACCATGTGGAACCAGGCGAGGTTGAAATTGATCCTACTTGGTTAAATAAAACTACCACAAAAAAGAAAGTAACTGAAGGCATTGCTGATGTGATGGGTTACATTAAAAAGCAACACGATGATTTAAAAACCGGTATCAGTACTATTACCAAATATGCTCAAGCTTATCACATTGATCCGGCTGGTTGGATTGACCAATTGAAGCAGGGCCAAGATGTTAATTATTTACTTCAAGCAATTGACAATCAGGTTAAACTAAATAAACAAAAACAACAGACCCTGGAAGCGCAAGCAGCAGAAGCGCAAACACATCAAATTCAGCAGAAAGATAAAACGATTGATACTAACACTGGCGAAGTTGTTTCACACACTGTAGCTTTAAAGATTACAGCTACAATTCCCCAGATGAAACTATTGAAAAACTATATGGAGAGCAACGGGATACGATATCAAAGAGTAGGTGTTTAATCATGAAGACGATTGAAGCTAAAGATTTACAGCGAACCTTGAATTGGCGAGTCATTCTATATGCTAAACCCGGAACTGGTAAAACAACTTGTGTTAAATATTTACCTGGTAAAACTAGAATTTTTGATTTGGATAACTCCGCTAAAGTATTAGCTGGCATTAGCAACGTTACAGTCGATGAAATGGATCGAACTCACCCCGAAGAAGACATGAAGCAATATCTTGAACATGCTTCAGAATTGATTGTTGGTTACGACAATTTAGTTATTGATAATGTATCAAGTTTTGAAAAAGATTGGTTTGTGGAAAAGGGGAAGGGTAGTCATAACGGCATCTCAAATGAATTGCAGGATTATTCACAGTGGACTAATTATTTTTCGAGAGTAATGACTGCTATCTACGCGTTGCCAGTTAATGTATTAACTACAGCTTGGGAGACACAACGCCAAATTACTACTGAAAATGGTCAGCAATTTAATCAATATGCACCCGAAATTCGTCAAAGTGTGATGGATGGAATGTTGGGATTATGTGATGTAGTCGGACGGTTGATTATTAATCCGAAGACTAACGGTCGTGGCGTTATGCTGCAAGGAAATGACTCGATTTATGCCAAAAATCGTTTGGACAATCGAACCATGTGTGCTGCTAAGGATCTGTTTAAGTTTGGGAGTGGCAACGATGACAAAACTAATTGATATTACGGGTAAGAAATTCGGAAGGCTGACAGCAGTTTGCATTGATAATTCTCAACGTCCTAAAGGATCTACCCGTGCTTATTGGAGATTTAAATGTGACTGCGGAAATGTCACTTATGCTTCAGGAATCGATGTTCGAAAGGGGAAAATACAATCTTGTGGTTGTCTACACGATGAACTCGCTAGTAAAAGGTTTAGAAAACACGGTCATTCAAATACGAAACTTTATTTTGTTTGGGAGTCTATGAAGCAAAGATGTTTCAACCCGAATAATAAAAGCTTTTCCGATTATGGTGGTCGAGGTGTATCTATCTGTAATCAATGGAAAAATAGTTTTTATGCTTTTGAAAGATGGTCTATTCAAAATGGATATGAAAGTGGAAAATCCATTGATCGAATTGATGTAGATGGTAATTATTTCCCATCTAATTGCCGTTGGACTGATTGGAAAACCCAGGCCAACAATAGGCGTAAACGAAACTCTCCAGTGACGAATAGATTGCGGGCAGACAATATCAGCGGTGTACGTGGTGTTTCTTTTGATAAAAGCAAAAATAAATGGGTCGCTAAAATGATGTATCGAAACCGAATCATATTGGATAGGTCATTTACAAGCTATGAGGAAGCAGTAAAAGAACGTCACCTTGCAGAAATCCGGTGTCAAAAAAATGCCATTTAAATTATTTGATTATCAACAACGAATTGTGGATGAAACTCGCCAAAAAATTGGCCAAGGCAATAATGGGGTACTAATTGTTTCCCCACCAGGTAGTGGGAAATCAGTTATTATAGCTGAAATTGCGAGATTAACAGTTTCAAAGGGTGGTAGAATTTTGTTCTTCGTTCACCGTCAAGAATTAGTTAACCAGATCGTAAAATCATTTCAAAAGCAAGATGTTGATTTGATGAATTGCACAATCATGACAGTGGGCAAAGTTGCTAATCGATTAGATCACTTGCCTAAACCAAACTTAATTATTTGCGATGAATCGCAACATAGTCGGGCAAAAACATATTTAAAAATTTTTAAATACTATTCGGATGTTCCTAGGCTTGGATTCTCAGGCAGTCCGTGGCGAATGAACGGAGCAGGGTTTGACGATATTTATTCTGCTATGGTCAAAGGCCCCACGGTTAAGTGGTTAATTGAACACAAAAAACTAAGCCCATATAAATACTACAGTGTGACATTGTTTAATGACGAAAAGCTAAAGAAATCAAGCACTGGCGATTATACCAATCAATCTGTTAGTGATTCAGCAAAGCCCACTCTGTATGGCGATATTGTTAAAACTTGGATGGATAAAGCATTTGGACAGCGAACCATTGTTTATGCTCATGATACTCAACATAGCAAACAAATTGCGGCTGAATTTAGAAAAGCGGGTATCAGTGCAAAACATTGTGATTCTAAAACTCCTAGTGACGAAAGAAAACGTATTATGAGTGATTTTAGAAAGGGAAAGATCACTGTTCTATGTAACTTTGGATTGGTTGATGAAGGATATGACGTCAAAGAGTGTACGTGTTGTGTAATCGCACGGCCAACTGAAAGCTTGGTATTTGATATTCAAGCAACAATGCGTTGTATGCGATATTTGCCAAATAAAATGGCCACTATCATTGATCATGCAGCTAACTATACCCGTTTTGGTCTGCCTGATACTCCACGACAATGGAGCCTTGAAGGACGACCTAAGAAAAAACGGCAGAATAACACAAAATCAATTCCGGTCAAAACTTGTCCAAATTGTTTTGCCGTGGTACCGACACAATGCCGTGTTTGCCCACAGTGTGGTAATGAGATTAAATATGACGCTGACGGAATGGAAATTGATGAAACGGCCAGTATTGAAAAAGTTGGGGAATTTAAACTGACTACTGATTATTCAAAAATCCAGATGGCAAGAAAAAAGCCGGAAGATGCACAAAGTTACAAAGAGTTACTAGAAATCGCTAAAGCCCGTGGATATAAAGCTGGTTGGGCCTATGTACAAGCTAAACGACTAAAAATGGTTAACTAATGGAGGAATTTTAAAAATGGCATTTATGCAAGCAAATTACAAGAACAACGAACACAAAGATTTTTCAGCTTTACCAAGTGGAAATTACGAGATGATTATTAAATCTGCCCAGGAGAAGGCAACTAAGAACGGGGCAGAATCACTGCAATTGGATTTAGTGGTTCGAAATGACTTAGATGGGGTTACTGGATTAAAAAATACCAATGCCAAGTATCATAATCGTCATGTCTTTATGGACAATTGGAAACGCAAAACTACTAATCAGTACGATTTGGATAGTTTCCAATACATTCTTGAAGCTGTTCAAATTCCAGAAGGAACACCATTGAATACAATTAATGATTTTACTAAAGCAGTTGCTAACAAGCCAGCCAAAGTGTATGTCAAAAAAACGGTTGATGATTATGGCGGTGAAAAGAAAGACATCAATCAAATTGCCCCTTGGAATTTTAGCAAGAGCGATTATCCACAAGTGCAGCATGTATGGAAAGACCAAAAGGACGGTAAAAACCCATTTGCTGGTAATCAACCAGCATCAGCCCCAACAGATAATCCATTTGACAATTCTGGAGATTCAATTGATATTTCAGACGATGATTTACCGTTCTAGGAGGGTAAACAGTGACATATGAAAACATTCCAAATGAATTACGGGCCTTAAAACAATGGGGACTGTTTCAGAAAATCTGGCAACCTGAGCGAAATAAGTACACCAAAATACCCCACAATGCGCTCGATGGTGGAGCTGGGCGCACGAATGACCCAAGTACCTGGACTGATTACCAAACAGCCTTAGAAGCGCTCAAAACGTATAAAATGGACGGTCTCGCATTTTACTTTGCTAATGGTTATGTTGGGTTGGATATTGATCACATTGGGGATGAGTTGGAGAAATACGCTGCACAGGATTATCAACAAAATGAAGTTCAAGATGTGTTGACGATGACTAAATCCTATGTGGAAATTAGTTTATCCGGTAAAGGAATTCATGCCATTTTTAAGGGCAAGATTCCTGGTGATCGACGTCGCAAAGGCAACGTTGAAATGTATGAGTCCGGACGATTCTTCGCGTTAACTGGAAAAACCATTGGTCCATATAGTGATCGAATAAACACACCACAACCGCAAGTGATGAAACTTATTTATAAACACTATTTCGGTGAAAACAATGTGGTAAAGCTTCCCAATCAGGCACCAATCAGGCCAAATGATTTAAGTGTTGATGAAATTATTAAACGCGCGGAACTTTCACGGACTGGTAAACGTTTCAAGATGTTTATGCACGGTGGTTGGGAGGGCTTCTATACTTCCCATTCAGAAGCTGATCTAGCCTTTTCCAATGACTTGGCCTTTTGGACCGGTCGCGACTTTAACAAAATGGATGAAATATTTCGAAAGTCTAGCCTCATGCGACCAAAATATGATGAAAAACATGGGAAAACCACTTATGGGGTTTCACTTCTTAACAAATCCATTAATGAAACTCGGGAAACCTTTAATCCACAGCAGCATCCCTTGCATAAATATAATCTTAAATTCTTACAATCTAAGCCCAAAAAGAAATTACCACCTAGAAGTTGGGATGATACTGGGAATGCTGATCGATTTATTGATGTTTTTGGAAATCTAGTCAAATATTCCTATATTGATAAGTCCTGGTATTTCTATAATGGCAGTTATTGGGAAATGGACGATCAGGGAAAAGCAGCTCAATTCGTTGATATGACCGTGGATAATATGAAGAATGAGAAGTTGCATGTTGCTGCCGGCGTAGATCCTGAAAAGGCTAAAGTAGCTTGGGAAAAGTTTTTGAAGAAGTCTCGTAGTCATGCTGCTAAACAAGCCATGATAAGTGAAGTGCAACATCGAGTTCCGGTATTGCATGGGCAGTTTGATCAAGATAAAACTTTATTGAATACGGTTAATGGCTATATTGATTTAACTTCAGGTATCTTAAAAGACCATGACATTAAGAAAATGTTCAGTCATCAGACAAGTGTGGAATACACCGACAAAATTGATTGTCCAGAATGGGATGAATTTTTAAATCAAATTTTTGCTGGTGATCAGGAATTAATCCATTACATTCAAAAAGCAGTTGGGTATTCTGCCACAGGAAGCATTAAGGAACAAGTAATGTTCATTTTGTATGGAAATGGTCGCAATGGTAAATCAATTTTTATCGATACGATTTCTGATATTCTGGGAACTTATACTAAGTCAATGCAAGCCGATTCAATTATGGTACGGCAAAACAAATCGGGAGCCAACTCAGATATTGCTCGGTTGGAAAGCGCCCGATTAGTTACCTCAAGCGAGCCTAATGAGGGTGTGAGATTGGACGAGGGATTGGTTAAACAATTAACCGGTGGTGATAAAGTAACCGCACGGTACTTATATGGTAAGGAATTTGAGTTTAAACCACAGTTTAAGCTGTGGTTAGCCACTAACCATAAACCAATCATTCGTGGTACTGATGACGGAATTTGGCGACGATTGATGTTAATTCCATTTAAGGTAAAAATTCCCGATGGTCAAGTAGACAAGAACTTAAAGGATAAATTGAAACGTGAATCTGTGGGAATCCTTAATTGGATTGTTGAGGGTTGCTTATTATGGCAACGTGAAGGCTTGAATCCACCAATAAGTGTTACTCGTGCTAGTCGGCAATATCGTGATGAAATGGATGTTATTAGTTTATTTGTAGATGATTGCTGTGAGGTAAGTGATAGTTACCGAGCGCCTGCTGGTGAACTTTTTAAGAAATATCAATCCTGGGCAAAAGACAATTCCGAATATTCTATGAGTAAACAGAAGTTTAGCCGTGAGATGAAGCAGAAGTATGAATTTAAGAAAACAAAACATGGAAGATTTTATTCAGGAATACGAATTAAAACAGATTCAAGGTTAAATTGGATCAAGTAGGTGACGGATGGGTGTCGGATAGGTGACGGATAAAAAAATCGCTCAATCCCTTGGTATCATTAGTATTATTACTCTTTATTCTTTAGGTGACGGATAAATTAATAAAAGTATATAAGATAAAAGAGTAAAAAAGATATATAAATAAAGGTTTGTTGAAAAGATCCGTCACCTTAGCAAAAAACGTTCGTTATTACTACAGCCACAAGGGATACAGCAATTAAATCATCCGTCACCTTATCCGTCACCAACTGTCATAATTAATGGAGGCGTATAAAGATTAAATCGGAACATGAAATTCAAACAGAAATTCTTTTAGCATTATCTCGACATGATTGCACCGTTTGTCGCAGTAATGCTGGCAAGATTAAAACTGATGATGGTAGACGAATTATGTTATTTCCGAGAGGTTGGCCGGACATTACCGGTTTTGAACATCACAGTGGAAAAATGATTTTGATTGAAGTTAAAAATGAACGAGGCAAGTTACGTGACGATCAGAAGCGGTTTGCAAAATTTATTAAGCAATATCCAGTGTTATATGGTGTTTGCCGTTCTGTAGATGACGCGTTAAAAATTATTGGAGGTAAATAAAAATGACAGTAAAAATACTTGATAAGGAACTGTTTAAAATGTATCAAACTGTAATGGCGGAAAGTATTTCTGATTGGAAGCGAATAGCTAAATTCGCCAAATTCATTGATAAATATGCCGATGATGAAACTATTTCTAACCGTGATGATTTAGCCAGTGTTATAGATGCAATTTTAAATCATGAAACGGTGAAATTGTCTGCACCAATGTATCGCTTGAAGATGAATGGCATGGTTGGAAATGATGGACAACAGTACGTTTCTCGGAGGATAGATGATCATGGCGGATATTTCATCTGTGGAGTTCGTAACCCGCGCGTTTGTCGAGGGGAAATCACACAACAATTTACACGGGATGAAGCTGAGTTTTTGAAGGATTTGTTAAATAATTCAAGCATTCAAAGTGTGGAGGAAGACAAGTGAACAGTTTTAGCATTGATAAGGTAAATAAGCTAATTGGGGTTGATGAATCATATCAAGCTCCGGATGCTTTAATGAAAATATTATGGGACAAGTCCAAAAGAGAAAAATTGTTTATGAAGTTTCTTAACATTAGTCACAATGTTTCCGATGACTGGTTTCGGGATTATTTTCAAGAAGTTCAAAGCGACAGGGGAAGGAAGAAACAGGATTTCACGCCATTATCAGTTTCAAAGTTGATGGTTAGACTAGCTGATAACGGATCCACCTATTTTGAACCGGCTGCTGGAACCGGAGGGATTCTAATCAATAGATGGAACAGTGATAGGATGAAAACAACTCCTTTCGATTACTTGCCGTCTAAATATTTTTACCAAGTGGAAGAATTGGGAGATTCTGCAATTCCCTTTTTGATTTTTAACATTTTGATCAGAGGGATGAATGCAACCGTAGTTTATGGTGATTCGCTTAGCCGAGGTGTTAAACAAGTATTCTTTTGCCAAAATGAAAATGACGATTTTTTGGGATTTTCTTCTTTGAATGTGATGCCACACAGTGAGCAGGTCAAAAAGTATTTTAAAGTTAACGAGTGGGTAAGAAGCCCGTTAAACCATATTGAGTCTAAAAAAATACCTAGTAGATTATCAAAACTAATTATGGAGGCAGATAAATGAGCAGAGAAATTAAATTCAGAGCATGGGATTCAGATCAAAAACGTATGCTGAAAGTTTATCGTATTAGTTTTGATGGACCGATTGAGGGTGCGCAAGCTCATTGCTATCTGGATGACCGAGGGGCTGAAGGGTTGAAGAAATGTTTTTATGATGGTGATGGTTTAACCTTGGAACAGTTTACTGGTTTAAAAGATAAGAATGGCAAGGAAATCTACGAAGGCGATATTTTACAGCCAGTCATTTCTTACACTAAGAGGAATATTGGTAAACCTTTTGAAGTTAAGAAAGGCAATTATGTATATGGTAAATGGATTGCTAAGGATGTTTCTAGCAAGGGATTTGGCGTAGATGGTTACTATTTCAGTAATGAAATGCGGCTGATTGGCAACATATACACGAACCCAGAACTATTGGAGGAATAAAAAATGAGCAAATTCGTAATCGCATTAAATAAAGATGTTGAGATGTTAGATGGAGAACAATACGACACACTAGAGCAAGCTAAAAGCGTTGCCACTGATATTTTAAAGCAATTACACGGGGATAGTCCAAGCAGTCTTGATGACTTTGAAGATGAAGTATGTGGCTATTTAGATGATAAAGAATATCCTATTGATGATCTAACAATATTAGAAGTCAGTCCTGCTGCCTTTCCTGATTTTGGATATATGATTTTTGATGGTTTGGAAAGCTATAGTCTGGATGATGGAAACCCAGATGATGAATGGCCAGAATTCACATACAAAGATCGAACTGAATTAAATAAACTTGTAGCTAAGTGGCTTACTGATAAAGGTTACACGCCTAATTGGTATAACGAAGTGAATTCATATCAAGTGGAGGCAGACAATGTTTAACTATAGTAGTGAAGTTAAGTGGATTCAAGTTACGGATATTGATGGTGGCTTAGTTTGGATCAATTTAGAAAAAGTGGAAAGAATCTACCGTACTAGTGATGGTTCGATTTTTGAATCTGCGAATACGATTATCAAAACTATTGTCCCATTTGAAAAAATTCCAGAACTATTGAGCGGAGGCACAGCTTCTATTTTATACGATAAAAAGGAGGCAGACAAATGAGCCAGTTTGAATATGAAGCAATGTCAGAAAAAGGGATTATTGAAAGCACTTTTGGAATTCAGCCAAATTCAGATGGTACCTTTACCTTTATTATGAATCAAAAGTATCCTCGCAAGAAAGATAAGGTTATTCAAATGCGGTTTACCAAGAATGGTTTGAGTGCCATTACTGGAATGTTACGCCTTCTTGAATCTCGGGAGGAAGACAAATGAAAATTAAAGTAGCTGAAATCAGCTATCAGGTATTTCAGTTTAAAGACGGAAGCTATTTAGCCGGTTCCGATCAAGATGGTATTAAAGCAACAACGAGGATTATTTACGCGGTGCCAGTGACGGCCAATTTAACACTTTACAGAAGACTTATGAAAGCTTGCCAATTAGCTGTTAAATGTGCACAATAAGTATATGTAATATTATTTGATTAGAGGAATTTTATATGACGTATGTGATAACAAAGCGAGGGAAAGTTCATAAACTGAAAGAGTTTCGCAGCATTCAAGCAGTTTTGAAAGCAGAAACTGGTTTGCCAATCAAAACCTGGATGGTTGAAAAATCTGTTCAGCATCATCAAACCATCTGTGGATGGACAATTTCTGAAATAAACGTTAATAATTAGTTTCTCCTTATCGTCAATGTCTAGCTGTAAGTAAACCAAGTTTAAAGGCGGTGAAAAAATGGGAAATGAAAACTTAGTAAAAGCAATTACTGAGAGCCGAAACTTTGAAAACGGCATTAACCGGATTCATTATTCAATTCATTGTTCAAAAGACGATGCTTTTAGTCTATTAATTGAGCAAGTATTAAGACGAATTCATTTTTGGAATTCTAACAATGCTAATACCTTGATTAAGGCATTCAGCGATCATAGCAATCCAGATTTTAAGAATAAGCAATGGGTAATTACCTACGCTGCTAAAGATGTGGTTGAAGATTATTATGGTCACAAGACGTTGTTGGTAGAGAATTTTGATAAATCTGATGAACTTGGACAATTGGCGCCTATAAATTGTAAAAGTTCAGTGTCGGTTGAGAATTCATTAGTGAATAAAGTTATTTCATTATTCCCGACTGATAAAACCAAACTGTTTGTAAAAAGCCTGCTTAAATATGGAAAAATAGCTACAATGGATATTTTTTCAATGACCGATAAAAAGTTTGAACATGCATTGTATGATCGTATAGCTTACGTTAAATCAAATGCACAAATGTTTACTGAGCAGTTAAGTGGTTTCGATCATCAGGATACGTTAGATAAGCTAAAGGTATTAGGTGATTTTGAATATTGCCTTAATAAATACGCTGATCCAATGACATTAAACAGCGAAGTTCACACCTTATTTATCAGCAATAGCGAATTGTTCAATGATATATTCGATTACGCAACTAAAGTATATGGAATGAAATACCAAGGCATTGTTTGGAAATCGTTTGGTTTAATTAATGATCATGAATTGAAACTGGATGAATACAAATTAATTGATTCAGTCATTGATTTACAGCAGGAATTAAGTAAACAGTTCGTACCGAAAGAAGGACAGGTGAGCTTATATGAAGCTACATATCTGTCATGAGGTTGGCTGTCAAGCATTGATACCAATGGGGCAAAGGTATTGCAGTGAGCACGTTACACAGCACCAGAAGCCCAACCATGCAGTCAGTTCTGCACGAAACCGAGAGTACAATATGTATCACCGTGATCAAACAGCGAATCAGTTTTATCACTCAAAGGAATGGAAAAAGATTCGGCAATTTGTTGCTGCACGAGATTATTATTTAGATGCAGTCACTGGCTTGCCAGTCTCAAACGATAAGATTATTGTTGACCACATTGTGCCTAGACGTGTACTATCTGTTGATAAATGGTTAGACATGGATAACTTATGGTGCTTGTCACCAACTACGCATAATACGAAAACCAAGATTGAACAATCACTTAATCAAAACCAACTCAAACACTGCAGCAAACGTTGGTGGATTAAAGTATTATCTGAACGCACGAAATAAACATCCCTGATGTAGGAAACTCCTGCCAGCTTGGATGGTAATAATTTCAGGGGTAGGTACCGTTTCTTGGATGGTGGGGATCTTCATCAACAAAATTAAAAAAAGATGTCTTTGTGAAACGACAAAGTGTTTTTCAGGTGGTATCATGTAAGTAATCGGAATAAATATTTCTGATGAGGTTTACTTATTAAAAACAATTTTTTCAACCTCCTCTGGGTGATATAGATATAAAGAAAAAATTGTTTAAAGCTTACTGTTTGAATCTTACAAAAAAATATACAATTTAGGTGAATGTTTAAACACCCCCGGGGTGGTGAAAGCCTAGGGGAGCGCACGCCCAGCAGTAGCGCACGTTAAAAGTTGTAAATTCAAAACTTTTTTATGGGCTTACTATAACTGGGTGCACGCAACTTCACAAATTGCTTATATGAATAACCCTACTATAATGACTATGTATATTTCCCTCCTAAAAGTTAATATAATTAGACGTTTTTTCACGATTGTAGGGTGTATACGTTCGAACAGTGTTTTTAATGATTTTTTTGTGATTCATTAGTCTAAATGAATCAGATTGAAAGAGTCCCTCTTGGGGGCTCTTTTTTATTGCTTGGAGGTGAACTAAAAAATGCCAAAACAAATGAAACTAACTACAGACAAGCATGCTCGCAAGGATCAGCGAGTTAGAACTCAAAAACTAATAACGGAAACTTCTGGAATGGATTTGATTCAAAAGAGTTGTCCAAAATATCTGTCAAGTTATGCGCGAGCAATGTGGACGAAACTTGTACCAATTTTGCAAGCATCAGGATATGTTAAACAGGCCGACAAGGGAACAATTGAAGCGTTTTGTATTAACTATCAATTATTGCGGAAAGGCTATGACTCAATTAAAACAGATGGTGTTGTTACCAAGGTTTCTAAGACTGTGGTTAATCAACGAACTGGAGAAACATATGAAGACAACGCAGGTTGGAAACGTAATCCGGCATCACAAATTATTGATTCTGCTACGGCAAAATTAAACAGCTTAGCACACGAATTAGGCTTAACACCATCTGCACGAGCCTCATTACTGCAACTCTCAGATGACAATGATGAGGAACCCAATATTAAAGAGATGTTAAATGGGGGAAGTGAGTTTTAGTGGTACAGGAATTTGATTTTACTCAAAGGAATACTAACTTGGATAAAATCTTTCAGCAGCTTGATGGGAAAGGCTACTTTGATGAAATCAAAAGCAAATACCGTGATCCGGCCACTGTTTATTGTTACCGGGTATTAACTGGTCAACAGTTAGCCTGCAAAACAATTAAACTAGCAGCGTTTAGACATCTGAATGATTTAAAGCGATCCATGGAAGATAAATTTCCGTATTACTATGATTTGAATAAATGTCGAAATATTTGTAACTTCGCACGCATGTGTCCTGACGTTTCTCAAAATAAACCAATACCGTTGATGATTTGGCAACAAGCAATCTTGTGTCTTTCTCAGGGATGGCGAACAAAGGAAGACAAGCAGAAGCGATTTGAACGATGCTTAGTTTCAGTGGCTCGGACTAATGGTAAGTCATATCTATTGAATATCTTGATCCTTTACGCTTACTTGGTCGAGGCTAGTGACCAGTTTAATGCCGATTTGTGTTACTTGGCACCAGTTGATAAGCAGTCTAAAAAGTCTTGGCGTTACATTAAACAGACTTTTAATAGTTTACAAGCAATGCCTGGCTTTCGTAAATTAATCAAGGATCAGAACATTGCGATTAATGATGATGTTTTGAAATCCACAAAAACTCAAAACCAAATATTACGAATGACCGCCGGGAGTGCTCAATTAGATGCGTTTCATTTTCTTTTTGCCACTGTGGATGAATACGGGGATGAAAATTTTAATTCAGATGTGATTTCTAAGGTCACTTCTGGACAAGTTCAAACCAGTAACCGACAAACATTTTTTATTAGTACGGCATACAGTAACCCTAAAGTCCCGATGTATAGTGATGTTAGACGACTCACTAAGGTAATGGAAAGAGATTCTAATCGGACGGAAGATTCAACGTTGGCATTAATTTGGCAGCAGGATGATCAAGATGAAGTTGAGAATCCAGAAACATGGGTGAAAAGTAATCCATTACTAGATTTACCGGCTAAGCATGATACCCTACTGAAAGGGTTAATTAGTGAACGTGATTCTAAACTGGAAGACGGTACGTTAAACGATTTCATTAACCGTAACCTCAATATGTGGTTGCAGACGGCTAAAGATAAATATTTGAAATTAGAGGATATTCAAAAGTCAGTTGTTTCTGATTTCGAAATTGATAATCAAGATTGCTATGTGGGTTTTGATTTATCACATGCTTCAGATGATACGGCTTATAGTTTTGTTTTCCCACATTTGAATGGCGAACAAAAGAAATATTTCATCTTGCAGCATTCATTTGTTCCGTTAGCCCGAGCAGATAATTCCATTATTGTGAAAGAAAAACAAGATGGAATTAATTACTCAAACGCAGAAAAGTTAGGCTTTTGTGATATTTCGCAAAATTCTTATGGCTTAATTGATGAAGATTTTGTTGGGCGCTGGTTCCTGGATTTTGTTAACGATCATCATTTGAAAGTTAAGGCCTTCATTTATGATCCTTATCAGGCTAGTGCGATTACTGATTGGTTGGATAATAATATGCCAGAAGTGCCTTTCATTACTTTAAAGCAAGGGACGGTTAGTTTGAGCTCGCCCACAGTATTTTTGAGAAATCAGTTTATTGCGGGAAATATTGAGATGCTGGCTGATCCGATTTTGCAGACCTGCTTGGCTAACGCTGTAACAGTGGCTAATCCATATGGTATTAAAATTGATCGAACGGCGTTGACTTCGAAAATTGATTGTGCCGATGCCACTATCGATGCCATGTCTCAAGCCCTTTTTTATTTTGAAAATCCTAATCATGGCCTTAAAGAAGATAAAAAGAATCCATTTAATGGAATGAGTAATGAGGAGGTCAACGAATTCTTTACCAGTGATCGTTTTAGTTTTTAATATTTTCAACACTTGTTGGGTGATATATGTAGTGAATAAATTATTAGGGAGGCAGATTAGTTGAATCTGAAACAACTATGGACAGGTTTAATCACTAACCTGTCTTTTATATTATTTTTATTTGGGTTAATTGCATTTGTGGTTGCCGCAAGCCTTATTAATTTTATTGTAGGTTGGGTAGTGGCCGGGATTGCTTTAATCGTTTTAGCCTATGTCATTTCGTGAAAGGAGGCGTTGAATGCTGAACCCCTTTAAAAATTTTATGTCAAAACAAACACAAACAATTAGTACCACCGGGTATTCACCATTTATGTTAAATGGTACATTGTTATCCACTAACACTGTGGATGCAGACGGAGCACTGCAAAATAGTGATATTTATGCGGTGATTAATCGAATTGCAGGTGATGTGGCCAGCTGTGAATTTAAAACAGACCAATATAGCAACATGCTAAATCAGCCCAGCACATTATTGAGTGCTTATAATTTCTGGCAAGCAGTTAGTGCTCAAATGATGTTAACTGGCAACGCCTTTGTTCTAATTCAGCGAAATGGCAATGGAAGTCCAGCAGGGTTGACCTTAATCCCGTTTTACCAGGTCAGCATTACTTTAGATAATCAACAAAATGTTCTTTATTACACAGTTAATTACGGTGATGACCGAGGACAGGTGACATATTTAGCTGCCGATATTTTACATTTTCGCTTGTTTGTTTCTGGGCAAGTTGCCACTGAACTAGTGGGTAGCAGTCCGCTAAACAGTTTAGCTAAAGAAATTAACATCCAGAATTATAGTAATCAATTATCACTAAGCAGTTTAAAGAATGCAATTGCGCCTAGTTATACGATTACGGTTCCGGCGGCCAAATTGGAACCGGAAGCTAAAGAAAATATTAGAAAATCGTTTGAGAATCAGAATTCTGGTTCGAATGCTGGTCGACCAATTGTTTTGGATCAATCTGCTCAGCTTGATTCCTTACAGATTAATCCGGATATAGCTAAATTATTAAATAATGCCACGTTTAGTCAGACCCAGATTGCCAAGGCTTTTTGTGTTCCAGATAGTTATTTAAATGGTCAAGGTGACGAACAATCATCAATTGAGATGATTCGTTCTTTGTATCAAAATAGTTTGAGCCTATATATTCGGCCAATTGAATCAGAATTGACTTTAAAGTTGGGAATCGACATTAAAATGGATATTAATTCGGCTATTGATGTTGATCATCAGCAATTAATTAGTAATATTACTAAATTAAGTACTGGTCAGTCACCAGCATTAACGCCGCAACAAGCGCAAACAATTCTGAAACAAGCGGGAGTTTTTCCTGATTTGAAAGTTTCAGCAGTGGAAGGAGGTGATGATAATGACAACAGTACCAATTAAAGGTGTTGTATCTAGTGATGATGATGCTGAAGTATATGAATTCTTTGGCTATTCAACAGTTACTCCTTCCGCAGTTAAAGATGCGTTAAGCACTGCAAATGGTCAAAATATTGTTGCCGAAATTAATTCACCGGGTGGCGATGTGTTTGCCGGTTCTGAGATATATACCGCACTTAAGAATTATACCGGTAATGTGGAAGTTGACATTGTTGGATTAGCAGCGAGTGCGGCCAGTGTCATTGCAATGGCGGGTGATACGATTAAAATTTCGCCAACGGCTCAATTAATGATTCATCGGGCTTCCACTGTATCTCAAGGGAATGCAGATGATTTATCCAGCGATTTACAAGGCTTGAACTCGACTGATCAATCAATTGCAAATGTTTATGTGCAACGAACGGGTTTGGATCCGCAAACAGTCATGCAAATGATGGCCAAGGAAACTTATATCAATGCAAAAGATGCCGTTGAACAAGGATTTGCAGACGAAATGATGTTTGACGATCAACCAGCCAAAGTTACTAATATGCTCTCGCCGGTTATGTTGAGTAATCAGGCAATTAGTAAAATTAAATCATTGTTAACCAAAGTAAAAGAAAAGCCTAAGAAGCTGTCCAAGATCTATGATTTTTGATATACTTCTATGTAAAAAGGGAGTTTAAGCTATGAAAAATTATCCCAGCAATATTACTCGGCAACAATTTGAATTAATTCGACCAGCTTTAGAAAATTTTCGTAAGCGAACTAAGCCTCGAAAATATGACCTCTACGAGGTCTTCTGTGCGGTCCTATATGTCTTGAAAACCGGTTGCCAATGGCGTCAAGTCCCCGGTGATTTCCCAGAATGGCGGTCAGTTTACAACTATTACAAAATTTGGTCAACCAAAGCTGAGCCTACGGCTGATTCTTTATTGGAACAAGTTTTAAAAAAATTGTCATTGCTCGGCGAACTTACCAAGGACGTTCAGCTTTAACTTCCTTTATTATCGTTGACGCTCAGAGCGTCAAAAACACCGCTACTGCTGAAAACAAAGGTTACGACGCTGGTAAGAAAATCTCGGGGATTAAGCGCCATCTGGCAGTTGATATCAATGGCTTTCCGCAGGCCATTCACATGACGCGAGCGAACGTCTCTGATCGAGACGGGGCCAGTGCCATGATCGCTTTACATGCCATGCATTTACGCCAGGTTCAAAATGTCTTAGTTGATGGTGGTTATTCAGGCGTTAATTTTCAGCTCGATGTAGCCAGTAATTTAAACGCAACCGTGCAGGTTGCGAAGCGCAATGAGTTGCATCGATTCGAAGTCATGCCCCAACGTTGGGTAGTCGAACGATCTTTTAGTTGGCTAGAGAATTGTCGGCGACTTTGGAAAAATTGTGAGCGTCAATTAACCACCAGTCTGCAAATGGTCGTTTTAGCGTTTTTAGCACTATTACTTAAGAGATTTTAGACAGCTTCTAAAGAAACTAATAGCCAAACTAGTGACCAATTACGATCACATAAGTTGGCTATTTTATTTAAGAAAGAAGGAAATTAAATTATGGATTTAAATAAGCTGCACGATGCTTGGCTTGAAGCTGGTCAAAAAGTAACGGACCTTCAAGAAAAGCGCAATCAAATGGCAGTTGAACTGAACGATTCTCCTGAAAAATATTCAGATGAGGATCTAACTAAAATTGCTGATTCAATTGATAAAGCAAAGAAGACCCGAGATTTTGCTAAAGGTGCATATGATGATGCCCTGGCAACTGCTAAATTAGTAAAGCCAGGTAAACCAGCTACTGGTGGCCAGAAAAATGTTACACCAAAAGACAAACCTAAATTTATTAATATTGTCAAGGGAGCCTTAAAGGGTGATCCAAAGTTTTTGAATTTGATGTCTAGTGGACTTGATTCCCACGGAAATGGTGTTGGTTTGACGATTCCGGCAGATATTCAAACAACCATCAATACTTTAAAGCAAACTTTTACGTCGTTGGAGCCTTTAGTAACTGTGGAAGGAGTTAGCGCACCATCTGGTTCACGAGTCATTGAACCACGTCAATCAGTAACTCCATTTGCTAATTTGGACGATGAAACAGCTCAAATTGGGAATAATGATGAGCCAGCATCTTTCAAACCATTAACTTATAAAATTCATCGCTATGCTGGTATTTCTAGCATTACAAATACTTTGATGAATGATAGTGATGCCAACCTCTTAGCATATTTGGAAAACTGGATTGCTAAGAAAGATGTTATTACTCGAAACAGTGAAATTTTAAAAGCGTTGGCTAAGTTACCAAGCGCACAAAAAACCACAGTTAATAGTTTTGACGCCATTAAGGATATTTACAACAAGGAATTGGATCCACTGATTTGGAATGAATCTGCATTTGTTACTAACCAATCAGGCTTTGCTGTTCTGGATAAAGTCAAGGATAATAACGGACAATACGTCATTCAACCTAACCCGCTTAATCCATCACAAAAAATGTTGGCTGGTAAGACAATTACAGTTATTGCCGATGCCTTTCTGCCCAATGATGAAAGCAGTTTCCCACTTTACATTGGTGCTTTGACGGAAGCTGTTCGTCTATTCGACCTTCAGCAGATGTCTTTGTTGGCTACTAATATTGGTGCTGGTTCTTTTGAAAGTGACTTGACTAAGATTCGTGCCATTGATCGCTTTGACGTTGAGTTGTGGGATACTGAATCGGTCATTTATGCGCCATTCACCGGATTAGCAGATTTAACTCCTGCTGCAAAGCCTAGTGGTTTAGGTAAGTAACTAAAATAGGTCGCCAAAGAAATACACAATACAGTAATGGGCGGCTGCTAGGAGGGATCATGTGACAGTTAACCCGACAGAATTAATGAATGAGTTGCATATTGACCAAAGTCCGACTGAATTAACGACTATTACCAATTTGATTAATGAAGCAACCGAGATTGTCAATCATTCAGTCAGTTCAACTGAAACCCAATATCAAGCCTCATCAATTTACGACCTAGCAATAAAAACACTGGCAACTCAATTATATTATGATCGGGAATTATCTAAAGGGATGTCAGCTGGTTTGTTGATGATGCTAGATCAACTCCAAGGAATGGTTTCAGGAAGTGATCCGGATGGCACTTAATAAATTTAGTCCGGAGCAGTTTAATCGGCAAGCCAAGTTTGGAACGGCTTTACCAACAATTAATCCTAATACTGGTGCATCAGGAACGCAATTTAAACCACAGTTCGTGTTATGGTGCATGCCTTATACGCGAACTAACACACAGAACGTTTCGCTTTTGGGAACAGATTTTGAAGATACCATTCAAATTGTTATTCGGCACAATCCGTTAATTGACAAAGGTCTGCTAGTTCAATATCAAGACCAACTGTATCAAATCGTTAATTTGAGTTTAGATGATAGCAATAAAATTGTGGCTTATGACATTTTGACTCTACAGATTAATGAGAGGGTTGGTAAAAAACATGGTTAGTATGGCCGAACAATTAGACGATTATTTAGCGAAAATAAAACGATTGGTACCCAACCGGGCGGAAAGAACTATAATCACTAAAGCCGGTGCCGATGTTTTACAAAAGAAATTAGCTGATGAAACTAAACGGCTACATTATAGTAATCGAATTGCTACCGGAAATGATCCTCACTTGGCTGATAGTGTATTAGTTAGTTCGAAAAATATTGATGGTGATGTGGATGGGACAGCGACAGTTGGCTGGGTCAAGAAAAAAGCAGTGATTGCTCGCTGGCTAAATGATGGCACTGTTTACATTGTCGGTGATCACTTTGTGGAAAAGACCCGTGAGGAAACTCGTTCTGATATATTAAAATCTGAATATATTAAGTGGAAGGAGCTGGGTCACTAATGGAATTACCAGTTATGACTGTTTATCAGTTAATTCAATCTTTGCACTATGGTTGGATTGACCAGCTTTATTCCATGAACATTCCTTCCGGAGCTGATACTTCTGGAAAGCAGACCATTGTCTTGATTACTTCCATTACTGAACCGTTGGGCGGATATCGGAACGATCAATTTAGTAATATGCAAGCTAATATTCAAGTTCAAATATTTTGGAAAAAAGATACACAAGAAAATATTTTTAATGAAGAAGTTGCCCTAATGAATAATTTGGAAAATCAGGATTGGCTGGTTAGCTCACATGAGCCTAACACTGTGGATCCAGACACCGATCAAGTTACGGCAACTTTTTCAGTTTCTAAGACAATTACAATGAAGAAAGAAGGATTTTAAATGTCAACACATGGTATTAAAGATGTCACCTTTGGGTTAGTTGATGCGACTGGCAAATTGCTCACTGGTGATACAGGAGTAGGAACTAACGGTATCTATTTAGTTGATGGCGATGCTAAAGGCGCTACGACAGCTACAGTTTCCGGCTTGGAGGCCGCAGGTACTGTCGCCTATGCTAATGATGAAGCAAAACGAGTTTCAAATGGTCAGGCACAACCAGAGGTCGCATTGGAATTCTTGGATATTGATTTTGACGAGTTGCAAAAACTCAAGGGATATATTCAAGACAAAGTCAATGGTGGTTGGACACGTCAATTGCCAAAGCCCCATGTAGCAATGTTGTTACATTTTCGTTCATACACGAATATTGATATGTACGAAGGCTTTGCTAATGGTCAACTAATTGAAACTGGTAGTTCTCATGCAACGGATAATAATGCTGAAACTGATGCCAATACGGCGTTAACTTACCAAGCATTAACACCAGCTAACAATACAATCTTCAACGGAGAACCGTACAAGATTTGGATGTCTCAAGATGCTGGGTTCGATAAAGCCAAAATGTTAGCAGAAGTTTTTGGCGGTTATTCAGCACCTATTGGCGGTAAACCACTAGGAAAATAAATTAATGCGGGGATTGTTCCCCGTATACATAACTAAATAAAATAAAGGAGTTTTGATCATGAAAATTAATATTGCCAAATTAGGTTTACGTAAAAAGTCAGCTGAGGTTAAAACTACTGTGGGAGTTGTTGAAAAAGCACAAAATTTACAAATTCAATTGTTGAAATCAGATGCAGTTGATTTTACTAATGATGACCCACTAGCAGTTTTGGAAACGCAAAAGAAAATGGTTCAAGGATTATTGCAATTTATGATTGATATTTTTAAGCTATCCGACAAAGAAGTTGAAAAGATTAAATCAACTTTGGACTTCACCGATTTTCAAAATTTCATGGCCTATGTATTATTCCGATTTCAAGGTATGAGTGATGAAGATTGGGAGACTGTTACCAAGCAGCAAAGTGAGGAATCAGCTGACCCAAAAGAAAACAATTAAGATTAGCCAAATTAATTAATGACCTAAGCATATCCCAACAAGATATGCTTTTTTTTAAACAACAAATGATGAAGCAGGGAATCTTACCAGATGAATTAAATCGACAAGATTACTTTGAATTTATGGCAGTCTTAAATGCTAAAGATAAGAAAAAACAAGTAACGGATCCGGTTGTCGAGTTATTAAATAAACGAAAGGGGACTGACTAATGGCCACAATTAACGATGTAATGAGTACTTCAATTCGCTTGGATGCAGTACAATCCACACGGTCATTAAAAACTTTAACTAATTACATTAAAGCTAATACCAATGCATGGCGTTCTCAGGAGGTGGCCTTAAAATCTTCTGGAGATAAACTAGATGCTTTAAAAACTAGGTATCAAGGAATATCAGAAGAAATCAAAGGTTATAACTTAAAAATTGATGAGCTGAAACGTCGACAGTCAGGCCTCGATCAAACGACCAATCAAGGTTCAGAAAAATATGCCAAATATGCTAATCAGATTGCTAAAGCACAAGAGAAGATTGCTGGATTAAATGATCAACAGTCTAAGGCGGAAAAGCAATTTGAATACCTTAATTCAGGACTATCTGGATTACAGCGCAACTATCATAACCTTAATCAGGTAACTAATTCTTATGTGGATGCGCTAAAGGCTCAAGGAAAGATTAACCAGGCTGGTCAAGTAAAGCTTAAAGGCCTTAAGGAAGGATTGAATAGCTTATCTGATCAGTATAAATTGCAAAATAATGAACTTAATAAAAATTCACAGACTTATAAACAAGCCCAATTGGCTTATGAAAAGCAACGAGACATTGTTCACCGCCTCGCCAATGATACCCACAAGAATGCGGATGAATATGTTCAAGAAAAGGAAAAACTTAATCAATTAAAAGGTAGCTTGGACATTGCTAACGAAGCTTTTAACACCCAACAAGTACGAGTCAACAAAACAGCCACTTCACTGGCCAATGTGCGTTCTGATGTGGTCAAGTACGATTTACAAGTCGGTCACATGAGTGATGCAATGGTGCGATTGGGCGATAAAGCCAACATTGCTAAAAATAAACTTAAAAATTCATTTGGGTCAATCAAGGGAAGCTTATTAGGTGCCAGTGTAGCTATGGGCACATTGGGAGCAGCAGCTTTTTCTGGTGCTAAAAAAGCGACTAAACTTCAAAACGTTTATAAAGTAAACCAGAACTTGTTGGTTACGGGCGGTGACAAGGCTAAAACTGCCATTAAGACCGTGACAGAAATGCAAAAAGACGGGGCTAAGTATGCTCTTAAATATGGAGTTAGTCAAAAAGAGATTGCTGATCAATACCAAGATCTGATCAAGCGTGGCCATACAGGTGCTGAATCATTAGCGGTTATGAAAACTGAACTGCAAGCCAGTGTGGCTTCTAGTGATAACTTTAAAGATGTGGTTAAAGTATCAAGCCAAGCGATTGAAGCATTTGGCATGAAAACCAATAATACGGCAAAAATGATGCACAACACTAAACGTGTAGTTAATGCATTAGCTTATTCTGCTGACATGACTGCTACTGACTTCCACAGTTTGGGCAAAGGCATGGAATATGTAGGCGATTCAGCTCATAATGCGGGCTTTAGTATTGAGCAAACTTCCGCTGCTTTAGGTGAATTGAGTAACCATGGCTTGGAAGCTGATAAAGCTGGGACAGGTCTGCGAAAAATTATCACCAGTTTAGCAGCTCCAACAAATTCAGCTATGGGCGCTTTAAATGGAATTGGAATTAAATCAACTAAAATATTCAAAACTGCCAATGGTAATTTCAAAACGTTGCCTGCAATTTTTAAAATTATTGAGGAACATACTAAAAAACTTGGTGGAGCTGATACAGCACGTATATTTAAAAATATTTTTGGCCAAACTGGTATGCAAGCAGCTCAAATCTTAGCTAGATATAATGGTCAGTTGGCTGATTTAACCAACAATGTTTCTAAAGCAAGCAAAGCTGGGACTTACGTTCAAAGATTAGCTAACAAGAATGCACAAACTGCCCAAATGTCCCAGAAACGATTTAAGCAAGCCTGGGATCAATTATCAATTATGTTTGGGTCTAAGTTATTGCCGTATATGACAAAAGCGGCTAATCAAATGACCAAGCTTTTTGGTGAAAAAGGATTTCAGAAAGATATTGGTAAAACGGCTACTTTAACTGCACATGTGGCAGGAGGAATTGCCAATATTGGTATTTTTGCTGTTAAGCATTATGAAGGTGTCAAACATTTCGGTGAAGCATTAGCTGCAATTTGGGCAGTTGGTAAAGTTTATAAATATTTTAAAATATTTAGTGATATTACCTCTGTCTTTGGCGGTCAAAAGCTAAAGGTAAACCGATTGACATCAGCATATGATGATCAAACTCTAGCTATCGAACGTAACACTAAGGCTAAAGAAGCCAATGTGGATGCTGGAAATGGTACCAGTGCAATTGATAATGTTGCTGATAATGCTGGTGGCGAAGGTAAGGTTGCCGAAGGTGCCGAAAAAGATGGTAAAACGGCCATCCACGATATAGATGATACAAGTAAAGTTGCCGAAGACTCCGGAAAAGTTGGCCGATTCGCTAAATTAGCTGAAAAGTTTAAAGGTGTTAGCAAATTCGGAAAGGTTGCGGCTGGTTCTGTCGGTGTCTTAGACGTTTTAAATTCAGCAACTGATTTAATTGGCATGAAAAAGAAGACTGCCGGTTCACACATTGGCGCTGCTACCGGTTCATTAGGTGGTACTGCAGCAGGTGCAGCAATCGGGACAGCTATTTTACCTGGAATTGGCACGGCTGTTGGCGCTGGTTTGGGTGGCTTGGTTGGTGAAGGTGTTGGTCGTAAATTTGGTAAAGCTATTCAAAAAGGACTTTCGTCTCAAAAAATTCATGCACCTAGACTGTCTACTAAATCTTCTTTCAAGAAACTTTCTGATGAAGCGACAAGCTATTATAAAAACCGTGAAGCTCAGGACAGGAAGAACTTACAATTACTTTATAAAAACGGGGACATTACTAAAAAAGAGTACGAAAAACGTCTGCAAGTCATTAAGGGTGAAGGCTCTAAAGCCAATCGATTAACTCTGATGAGTCAGAAAGATCAGCAAGCAATTTCCAAATATTATGCACAATCACGGCAACGACTAACGGAATCATGGAATAAAAAGATTCTAAAAGCTGAGAATAAATATGGTAAGGGATCCGTTCAAGTTGAAAAGTTGCAGAAGGAAAAGAAAGAAGCACTTGAGAAACAACATCTTAAATTTGCTACTCAAGTGACTGCTAAAGAAGCCAAACTGCACACAACCTTAGCTGGTCAGATTAAACTGTCTACTAATAAGATTGCTAAAGACTATAAAACACTCACTGAAAAGAGTAAAAAATATTCCAAAGAAAAAATGATTAAATTGGTGGCCAATGCTGATGAAGAACAAAAGTCTGTCAGCAAAAAAGCCAACGATGAATATCATAGTGTTTATAAAGCGGCTTGGAAGAAATATAAAAATACAGTTAAAGCAGCAGACGAAGAGTATAAGGGAAATAGTTCAGCTGCCAAAGCTCAACGCCAAAAGATTATTGAAGAAGCTCGTAAACAGAGAATTGGTGTAATTAATCACGCCACTAAGCAAAAAAACGATTCAATCACTAAAGCCAAACAGCAGTCTAATAAGGTTTACAATTATGCACATAATCAAAATCAGAAAGTAACAGCTCAGGCTGTTTCTCAATATGAGAACATCAAGAAAAACAATTCCAAAACTAAAGATAATTACAGTCTTTCCTGGCATGGAATTTGGAAGTCAGTTGGTAATTGGATTGGCAAACTGGTAAATGGGATGAATAAGAATGCCATTTCAGCCCAGAACAAAGTCTTTAAACAATACGGTGGTTCACAAACCCTAGATCAGATTCCAACGGTAGCCTGGGCAACAGGTACCGGATTATTGAAAAATGGTTTATTAACCCAACCGGTTTTGGCTAAGCTTAATGATGGTCACGATTCACCAGAAACACATAATAAAGAAATCATTGTCCACGCAGATGGGCAATTAGAACCAGTTGAAGGTAAAGATACTCACCGGTTCCTAGAAGCTGGTTCCGGCGTTTTAAATGCTACAGAGTCTAAGATGTTAATGGCTTTAAATGGCATGCAGCACTTTGCGTCAGGTACTGGTTTATTTGGTGGTATCGGGAAACTCTTTAAAGGCATTTGGGGTTCTTTAAAACAGAAGTTGTCGGCGTTATCTCATATTGCTAAGCATTCTGATGCAACTTTCAAACAAGTTTTTCAACCTAATTTTGGCGATATAAAGGGAACAGTTGGGAAGAACTTTGCCAATATGTTTGGCAAACGCGACAAGCAACAGGGTTCGGTTTGGTGGGATACTGCCTGGAATATGCTACATGGCATGGTTTCCGAAGGCGGCGGTCAGACTGATTCAGCATTTTTGAATGAAGCTAAGAAATTGGCAAATCGTGCCCATCACCGATATTCTGAAGGCTCTAATGTCCGCTTAGGACCGAATTATTATGATTGTTCTGGCTTAGTTTATGAGACTTTGAAACACATGGGAATTACAGTTCCTGGTGGCTCGACTACTGTCCCTGAATACAGCTTTTCTAAGCCTGTATCTTGGAAGAATGCGAAGACTGGTGATTTAGCGTTCTTCGGTCGTGGAGGAAGCCAACACGTTGGTATTGTGGTCGATAACAGTGGTTCTGGACATATGTTCAGTGCCGAAAATCCAAAGGACGGGATTAAATATTCTACCATCAAGGGATTCGGTGATTTTGTTGGGATCCGAAGAGTACCTGGATTAATTGACAAAGTTAAAAAGTCAACTAAATCTCATAAACAAAGCTCCGGATTACAAGCACTAGTAAAGTCACAATTAAAGAATTCTGGAGTTTGGGGTTGGGTATCAAAAAACTTAAAACCATTATGGCAAAAACTGTTTGGTAGTTTAAGTAGTTTTGGATTAAGTGGCGATGTGGCGGCTAGAGCCAAAACCTTAGCAAAAGCGTTGAAAAAACTAGATCCACGCGCAACCAAGGCAGGAATTGCTGCAATCCTTGGCAATTGGGAATTTGAGTCGGGATTAAATCCTAACGCAAGAAATTCATCTGGTGGAGCTTCTGGGCTTGGGCAGTGGTTAGGTGGTAGACTGAATCATTTGAAATCATATGCTCATCGTCATGGTGAAAACTGGCGCAATGCAGCTACCCAATTAAAGTTTGCGTTAAGCGATGACAGTTCCGATTCTTCTGTATTTAAACGAATACTGGAAGGCCACGGTTCGATCGCTTCGTTAGCTAGTCAGTTTTCTGAAGATTGGGAACGTGGTGGCTATACGGGGCAACACGTTAACGGTGCGAAGAAAGTTGCTAATTATTTAGGATATGCGAATGGTGGCTTAGTTGATCAAGAACAGTTAATTAAAGTGGCCGAACGTAATAAACCAGAAACCATCATTCCGTGGGATATTAACAAACGGGGACGGGCCTATGAACTTTTGGCTGATACCATGGCTCATTTTAAGCAAACAGATCAGCATACCAACCAATCAAGCAATTCGGATGGTCAGGCTGTCAAAAGACTTGAAGCAAAGTTTGATACAATGATTAAACTTATGAGTCAATTGGTCGATGGCCAAAACAATCCGATTCCGGCAGTAGTGACTGACAAGCAAGTTATTCAGGCAGTCAATAAGCATAACAAACGAATAACGGCTAAGAATAATTGGGGAAGAGGTGTAACCTTTGGCTAATAACGATAATTATGATGTAAACACATTTGATTTTGCGTTTGATGAAGATGGAAATGGTGGTTTTAATTCGGAAGACGATTTAGGCATATTTCTAAATCATGTATCGAAACCGTTAGCCCCCAATATTACTGAGTCATTTCAAGACGTCCCTAAACGTTATGGTGGTGTGTACTTGGGAACAGACTACGGTGAAAAAGAATTCGACATTCCAATTACCTGTTTCTGTACTACTCGTGACGAATATAATGAGCGCATTAAAACATTGACTAATGTTTTAGTTAATACCAGCAGTGATGCTGATACTGAATATCCGTTAAGGTTTAATGACGATCCAGATGTAACTTATTATGGACACTTTACGAGTATTCCAACACCGACATTTATTAATGAAGGTGTTCAGGATTTTCAAACTACGTTAGTCTTCATGTTGGCGGATCCACGTGGATTTCTACCACAAAAAGAAATAAAAATTACGGACAATGATCAGCAAATTATTCCTGAAGGAAATACGGAAGTTGATCCAATTATTCATATTATTCCGAAAACCGATCTTTATTATGTGGGTTATGAAACAAATGATGATTATGTAGCGGTTGGATATAACGTTGATGATGGTGATACAGCTACGGATAGTGATGGCAACGTCACAGTCATGGGACAATCTCAAACTCAACAGGTTGACGATCCATGTAACTCATTAGCAACGTGGATTCAATGTGGCGAGGATACACAAGCTTTTCCAATTTATAAGGGTGAGTTAGATGGAAAATCGGCAGCCACCGGTACTTCAATTATGGTGGCTAAAGATAAAGATGATCATTATGAATGGGGCACTCGTGGTAAACACAAGAACTTTTACGGCCCAGCAGTTATGCATAATGGCTTACCTAAGATAACTCCTTATTGGAAAGTTTCGGTGCGTTTGCATCATGTTAAACGAATGAAAAATGAGCGGGCAATGGGGAAAATTGAAGCCTATTTGTTGGACAACAATGGTAATGTTTGTGGAAGAATGGGCATTGAAGATTACTCAATGGGACGGTATCCACGGGCGTTTATTCAATTAGGTAATAATTTTGATAGTAGTAACTCTGATAGTTATTTAACGTTGCTTTTTGATGAAGGTAATGGTCAGCAGAAACAAAATGAGGCTACCAAACATGTTAAAGTTGCCTACACCAAAACGGTCACCGTTAAGAAGAAGACAGCCAAAAAGAAGAAGACAGCCGTTAAGAAAAAGACGGCTAAAAAGAAGAAGTGATAAAAATGAATTTACAATTCTTTGCTCGAAGGAAACGAAAAAAGCGTAAGAAAACTAAGACTAAAAAGAAACGAGTTGTAAAAGCAAAAAAAGGCGGTAAGAAAAGTAGTAGTAAAGGGGGTAAAAAAACATCAGCTCCCAAAGCTACAACAAAGAAGAAAAAGGAAAAAGAATATGTAACTGAAACCTCGTATATGAATAGGGATGCTTACTCGAATTTTTATGGTGAATTTATTCTTGAACGACAGAAAAAATCGGATAAGTCTGGTAAAGTTTACGACAATTGGGTAGCAGAAATTAACCAGTGGGATCCTAAAACTGGTGAGCCATATAGTGTTAATAATACCCATAAAACTCATATGCATAAGGAAAAATTGGATAAGTCCGGTAAGTTTGGTTTTGCTTTAGCCAACTTAGGCGTTTTCTTTGGTAAGCATGATATTAAAGAGGACTTAGTTAATCCAGTGGTGGCGTATAAGTCAGATTATGAAGCTTTAACCAATTATGAAGAATGGCGCAGTGATGGCTCTACTGATCCAGATGATACGCCACATATTATTGCCAAGGCTGGTCAAGAAATTATTATTGATACAGCCAATAATAAAGTTACCATTGATGGAAAGCCGGCCGATAAATACGTTTCATGGTTATCGACTTTTCCTAAATTAACTGGTGGGGTTCCACAAGCTTTACACTTTTTCCCGGATCCCAAAAATGCTGATGTAACAATTGAATATCGACCAGCAATTAAGTAGTCACGAAAGCGACTACTTTTTTTATACATAAATAAGGAGGTTAGAGATTTGTATATTATCCTGGATAAAAATTTAAAGCGAGTTGCCACGTTATCGACTAATTCAGACGCCAACCCGTTTTGGGGTGAAGTAGTTGAACGCCAAATTGCCGATGATAACAGTAACTCGGATGATGGCATTACTGGCGTTAGCACTTTTAATAGTACGGATCCAAATGCTAACTCCAAAAGCTGGAATGATACATTAACAGGACTAACCATGTTGCAAAGTGCCCCTGCGGCTCAATACTTAACGGTTGGTAATAGTGTTGCTGTGTATGATGATGTGCATAATCATTGGCGTATTTATCGAATTTATCAGGTTGATGAAACTATTGATGCCACTAGTGGGGCTCACTTAGTAACGGTGGATGCTATTAACCTAGCAATCTATAAACTAAATAAGACCATTCCACCCCAAAAAGAAATTAAAGATTGTAAATTAGATCAAGCTATGCAATGGATCATGGCTGATACTGGTTGGGATTTACAAAATAATTGTTCTTCGGGCTTGTTTGCTGATATTAACTTTGATGGTACGGCTTCTAGTCAAGCAGCCTTGCAGACAGTCTTATCAACTTACGATGCAGAAGCCGATGCCTATTGTCATATTGACTCCAACGGTATTGTGACTGATCTGATTTTAGAATTAGCTGATCAATTGGGCGAAGATGAAGGTAAGTCAATTACTTATGGACAAAACATGTTATCCGTTCAACGAGAAACAGTTGATACTAATTTAGTAACCAAGCTTTACATTGTAGGCGCAAATAATGCTTCAATTGCCTCGGTTAATAACGGCAAGAATTATATTACCGACGTTTCAGCAAATTCTCTTTATAACAATGATAGCAATACCTGGCTAGAAGGGACCATCACGAGTGATACCATTACTGAACCTAAAGCATTACTTGATTGGGGATTACGTGAATTAAGATTGTACAATCATCCACGAATTAACTATGCCGTGGAGGTAACTCAAGATTTTCAAGCTAACTTGGGCGATACTATTAAGGTGATTGATTTATCTATGAACCCGATTTTAACCACGGAGGCAAGAGTCATTCAGCAAACTACCTCAGAAAGTGACCCAAGTCAAAATAAAGTTGTATTAGGTGAGTTCAGTACAGTTAAAGTAATTACGCCGGCGTTTATTCGCAATATGGAACAGCGTTGGAATGACCACGTTAAGAAACTATTTGAAGAAGCCCGAGAGAATGCCAATGCAGCCACAGTCAGTTTGATTACGCCGTTAGGTTCAACTTGGTATAACACGGATACTTCCAAACGGGTGATTGCAAGACTATTTATTGAAGGTGAGAATGTAACCTCTTATCTGTCACCACAAGCGTTTAATTGGCAAAAAATTAATATGGATGGCACCCGTGATATTGGCTGGGAAGCTGACCATGCAAAAGATGGTTATCAAGTTACGATTGAACCACCCTTTGTCGGGACACTATTAGTCACCATTGATGATACTTATGTGAAAGATGAGGCAGAAATGTGGATTGATACCAGCAATTCAGCTGATGGTTCCTGGAATAAGCTTTGGGAAACTAAAGATGCCGCCAACAAAGATTTTAATGGCGATCAGCATATTGGGGCCTTACAATTTTCATATTTATTGAGTGATGGTTCGGTGCTGTCTAGTTATCACTATTCTAAAGACAAAAACCATTCAGATTGTGAATTTATTAAATGGAACGCTGATGGAACATTACAGAGCATGATGTTTGTAACTGGTGGTGGCCATTGTGGATCATTTGGCTATGATGAAAGTTCCAATACGATTTATACAGAAATAAAAGATCCAATTGATGGGAAATATTATTTGGTAACAATGGCATACCAAGCCAATACAAGTGCTAGTAATATAACCAAGTGGTGCCAAGTAAAGCAGTATTTTCGAGTTGCAGTTGATTTGAAAAATAATCTATGGCTGGGAAGCACGACGAGTGGGAAAGTGTATGTTTGTCAGATAAGCGATTTGCAGACAGGAAACTTCAAACCAATCATTGAATTTAAATTGCAAGATTTTAAGTGGAAACCATTACCAGCTGGAACCATTAATAATGGCACTTATAATACTCTTCAGGCGAATGGAATTAGTTATCCATTTGCTTTTTTTACGGCTGGTGATGTGAACAATGCTGATGATAAACATGTTATGTGTATTAACTTAATTACACAGTCAATGGTGTTTGACTATGTGGTGGAACCAATGCAGGATATTAAGTTCGCGGTGCCATTGGAAAATGGCGGGCATTTGGAACCTGAAGGTATCTATGAAGATATTAATAATTCCAGGTTAATTATTGGCTTCAACGTTTCTGAATATAGGGATGATGCACATACTACTTCCATTGCGCATAGTGCCTTATATACAGTTCCGCTCGGAATCCGTGATGATTCTAAAGGCTTAGTTGTTGAATATCCTGAACAAGATGAAGGCGAGAATGATGAGGCTGAACAACCAGTAATTACCGGAAATGATAATGCTGAGGATTCAGATGATAGTTCTGATAGTGATGAAGATGGTGATGAGTCAACTGGCGAAGGGACAGAAGTTGAGGATGGTGATAACAATTGATTATTGCAACTGGGACGTTAAATATTGATGAAAATGCTAAACTTGCCCAACAGGCCTCTGACGATGCAAAAAATGCTGCTAACTCTGCAGCTGATGAAGCGGGTAAAATTAAAACTTCTTTGGATGGAAAAATTACTGTTTCATCGCAAGAGCCATTTGATGATGGGAAAACCCATGATGAAGGTGATATTTGGTATGTTCAAGACAGTAACCATATAACTAGTGAAATGTACACCTATGATGGATCTGATTGGGTTAAGACTAAGATGTCTCAAACAGCTTTGTCAGTTGGCCAACTTTCGGCGTTATCTGCTGATTTAGGAACCATTGAAGCCGGATATTTGAACTCTGTGGAAGTTGACTCATCAATCATTAAAGGTGGCAGTATTTCTGGTTCATCTTTGTCGTTAACAAATGGAAATACTAATTATTGGTTAGATCAGAACGGGTTTCATGACAGTTATTATGGAAACGATATATTTAATGGATATGTAAAAAAAGATGTTTGGATTAATGAATCAGGAATTTCAATTTCTGATGGAAATTATAAGGCTGATATTCAACCAGAACAAATTAAAATGTCCGGTGGTGGTGCAACAGGAACTATTTGGTCTACGAATATTAATTGGCCTGCTATTACCATTTCAAATAACATTCAAATAAAATCTCGACACATAATTCACAGCATTGATTATGGAGCTTTGTATTTTGAAGGAGGTTCTGATGGTGGTGAAGATGGTATTGACATTCATGCCGGCGGGGTTTACTCACATGGAACCAATTTACTTAGTGAAATTAATAAGATTAAAAAGAAATTGAAAATGTAAGGTGATCTGATGAATGATATTAACGCGCAAGATTTAATAAACCAATTAGTTAATGAGTACAGTCAAGATATGGCAGCAAAAAATCAACAAATTGCGTTATTAAAAATTGAAAATAATCAGCTTAGAAAGAAGGTGAAAACTAATGAGTAAGGAACTCGCATTCACGGATGATAATGATGTGGTTAAATATTTAGACACAACCACTGCTTTTAATCTGGCACTGACGGCCGACGGGGTGGCCTTTGATTTAACTAATGCTAAGTCAGTTCTGGTAAAAATAGCTAATGATGATGGCTACATCATGCAACAAACTATTGATTTAACCACTGTAACTAGTCCGCTTGGTGGAACACTAAGTTTTCCAATTAATCAGGATATTATGAACACATTGGTTCCGGATGATTATGATATTGAAGTTTGGGTTACTATGAATGATGGTACGCAGGCTATCTTTCCAAGTGATGGTACATTAGGCTTTTCAATTGAAGAGAACCTCATGAGTGATACTGGTGAAGTAATTCCGACAATCACTTTGAATGATTTTCAGCAACAATTTGATGATCTAAGTAGTCAAATGGAGAATGCAGTCCACAATGTGCAGAAGGGTGATCAAGGTAATCCTGGTAATGGTATTAAGTCTGCTAACAATCAGTATCAGTTAAGTGATTCACCAGTTACAGTTCCCACAGGGGGCTGGTCAGATACTATTTTGGCAACAACTGATCAACTTCCTTATCTGTGGACTAAAATTATTTTTATCTACGATGACGGAACAACTAAAGAAACTAATTTTGTTTCTAGCCGAGGTGACACCGGTAGCCAAGGTCCAATTGGCCCGGAAGGGCCGCAAGGGAAACAAGGAAATGGTTTGGTTGTTAGGGGGAAAGCTGATAAAGAGGAAAATTTACCCACAACGGGTAACAACCAGGGTGATGGTTACTTAGTCGGAACGGACTTATATATTTGGATAGATGGTTCATGGCAAAATATGGGGAGTATTACGCCTGATTTAGCTGATTATGTAAAAGTGGCTGATATGAACAATGCTTTAAACACTAAAGTTAATGTTTCAGATATGCGTACACCAGCTAGCGATGTTGTGGGATTAAAAGATATCACTACCGCATATAATCAGGGAGGAATAGCTGATGGAACAGACACACAATCAATAAATAAAGAAGGACTATATCAACTAAATGGAATTTCTTTAATTAATTTCATTGGTTCGGGCAAACTGTGGGGAACGTTTCAGGTAATATATCAAGGTGGAGCAATTTTTCAAATAGCTAGAATGGCAGATGGCTCTATTTATACAAATTCCTATGGTGGAACCCCAGTTTCATGGAGTGGCTGGGTTAAATTTGCAGATGATTCCAAAGTAGCCCACCTATCTGGAGCTAACAACTTTGATACCGTTCCAACTGTTAACAATAATCCGTTATTACTAGCAAGCAGTTTACCATCTGACCTAGCACGAATGGGGCAAGATACTAACTTCACCAGAAAACTTCAAAAGTCTGGAATTGACGTGGCAACTACGTCAGATGTTAGTAAGGCAGTAAATACGGCTACTGCAAATATGGCAAATACTACAAAGTTAGCAAACTTTACAGCTGGCTTACAAGTTAATGGTAAAGATGTTGGCACAGGTGGTGGCGACAAACTAACAACACCTTGGGTTGTGACTAATTATCAATCAACGGACACGATGGGTCCACATGGCTGTAACGAAGCAACCGGATGGCGTATTTATAATGACATACTGTATTACTACGGTTATTTTTATGGGGCTACGGTATCAGAAGCTGTTATTTTTAATCTTTACACCGCTTATCCAGATTTTAAAAAGACTTTTAAAACTCTTGGTAGCAGTCCGGAATTAATGCATCAAACGTCATCTGGTTTTTGGGCTTTTAATGATTGGGGGAATCAGATGGTGGGAAATGAGGGCAACCTATTAATAGGTATTAAAGATACCGCGACACCACTTTCTGTAAATATTGTTTATCCATTGGACCGCTTATAAAATAAAGAAAGATAAAAACTTATGGTTGTTAAACAACGATAAAAAAGGAGATAATAAACAATGTTTATTTATATTACGTTTGATTCGAACGGATTTGTCACCGATTATAAGAAAGTCGAGACCGATGGTTATACAAAGGTGTTCGTTTTAGATTCATGGATTAATCAGTTCGCTCAATACCCAGATAAGTTTAGATATGATGCAACAAATCAAAAATTGCTTAATCCAGGTAACTTACCGAGTGTTTCATTGAACCAAGTAAGTACAGATGTAACAACTTTACAAACTCAATTACAATCTTTGCAATCGACAGGTACTCAAACTGATTCACAATTGGGAGCTTTGGTAAGTAACATTTCAGTGGTTCAAGGACAAATTCTCGGAGAACTACAAAATATTCAAACTCAATTAAATGCTTCTGAAAAAGCAACTACTGTACCAGCAGCAAATACAACTAATTCACCAGCTTAATAAAAGGAGGTAATACAATGTTTAATATTGATTGGCACGGAATGCTTAAAATTGAATATGATAACGGTTGGTTATCTTATGATAAATTGAAACTGTTCGTTGGTTGGAATGAATTAACCAAAGATCAGTTTACTGATATTACTGGTAAGAATTATGACACAGGGGTGGAAAATTCATCAACTGCTTCTTAATTGACGGTCAGTTGAGTACACTCACATGTAGACGTTTTTTGGAATGCAAGTTTAATTAAATTAAAGTCCGTCACTTTTTTGGAACAGTGGTATAATCATTTTCGTAGGCATTAACCCCCTTAGTGCCTACGCATTCGAATATTCATCTGAGCATTTATGAATGCCCCATGCTCATACATTCCCCTCAATGTATGTGATGTATACACGCCCGTCATAAGATGGGCGTGTTTGTTTTTAATAATTAGTTGTTACGACTATATAATCGTGATACAATGTGTTCGTGGAATTCCATTCCTCCAAGAAGGAATTTCATGTTCTTCAATATGATAAGAATTGAGGACGCCCTTTAAAGCGGGGCGTTTTCTTTTACACAAATTTTATGGAGGTAATTTTATGTACACACAAATTGTCGATATTTTTAATTCTCTTAAAGCAACCGGACTGGTTGCTTTTTTAATTGCTGTAATTCCAGCAACTTACAAATTGGTTAAACCGTTGATTGAAGCTAAAATTAAAACTGAAAAGAATACTCATATCAAGCAAGGGATGGAATTAGGCTTGAAATTAGCGAATGCTTTCGTTCCTGTGGTGGCAAGTATGCCTGCTTTAAGTAACTCAGATCGCAAAAAGGTGGTCAATCAATTTGTTGATTCTGGCTTAAAAGAGTCCGGCTTTAATTTTAAAGCAGAAACAATTGAAGGATTAGCAGAACAAGCTTACCAGTATTATAAACACACTCTAAAGGGAGATAATCACAAAGCACCTGTTACTCCGGCGCCTACAAATGACGTTACACCCGACGTTCCAGTCGATGACGATCCGGAAGTATTTAACGAACCCCAATCATCTGAACAAAAGTAGGAAGTGACGAAAATGACAAAAAAGGTTGCTGATTTATCAGTATTTCAAGGAAGCTCCGAGTCTTATATGAAGTCACTGAAAAGTCACGGAATTGATACCACGGTGGTTAAATTGACGGAAGGCACTGGATACATTAACCCTAAAGCTAGAGAACAAGTGGCTAACGGATTCAAAGTATTTGGTACTGTGAGTGTTTATCATTTCTTTCATGGTCATGGTTCATCAGAAGCTAAGTATTTCTTAGCTTGGGTAAAAAGCTTTGGGTTGGATAAATCCACAGTCTTGGCCCTAGATGTGGAAGCACAAGACCTTCCTTGGAAGACTACAGCTGAAGTAAATACCTTTTTAAAGGAGTTAAAAGCCAACGGATTTACCAACGTTATTACTTATGGATCCGGTTCATGGTTTGCTGAAAAGCGAATTGATCGAGCGAAACTTATTGATAAGCATATTTGGGTAGCGGCGTATGGTGTTAGTCAACCGGGAATTGATAATGCGAATGCCTGGCAATATACCGATAACTATGATGGATTAAAGGTTGACGCCAGTTTAGATTTTGATGGTTCACTGTCTGGAAGCGGGATAGTTATAAAGCTTGTTAAACCGGAATATTACCAAACACCAGGCCTATACGAAGCAACACAAAGTGTGATTCACCAATTTAACGACGTTCAATTCAAATCTAAACGTCATACACGGTTAATTAAAGGAAGTCGATTCTATGCTACCCCAATAAAATATGGTAAAATTTATCGACTTTCTACACCGACTGGTTACTATACAGCTAATAAGGACAAAGTTAAGTTTATCTTTGCGGTAAAGGCTGGTGGTAAATAATGACGGCAGTTCCTGACGAAATTAACATGACTGAAATGCTCATTGGCATTAAAGAAGATATTTCTTCCATTAAACAACAGCTGAATGATCAGGCTGATTTGGATGCTAAAACAGATAAAGCTTTGGCTAAGTCTATTGAAAATGAACATCGAATTGATAATCTTACACATATTAACTATGCATTAATTTCTTTAGTGGCAGCGGAAATTATTGTACCGTTGATTATTTATTTAATTGAGAAATTTATGTGAGATAAATCCCCCTTGAATGATTATGGGGGGAATACATATATTGGTATATATTAATTAATATTATTTTGTGCTTTTGATAATATTATGCATATATTAGCTTTTGATTATTGAACTATCATTTTTGAGGACAAAATAGCTAATAACGGTCAAATAACGGTCAATTAAAATTATAAATGCCTTTATATCAACGCTTGTAAGGGGTACTTGTGCCTGCAGTCGGCATTATAGTACCATTTAAAAATAGGATTACTGTTAAAGATTGATTTAACAGCGGTCCTATTTTTTATGTTTTCAGACACCATCCATTACGCTAGGAAATGTATTTCATGGAAACAACGCCAATATAGAATCCTAATTAACGTATCTTTTAACCGGTGTATCTATCATGAAACAACGCGAAATTTCAACTTGGACAATGATACAACAAACGATTTGAAAACCTATGAAAATGGATAAAGCAGCGTCTAATTGGTATAGTCATATTAATCATAATTGGTATATACTTGCATCATTTAATGAATCCGTGTTAAAAGGGAAGTTCAACTGATAAAATTAAAAAAACATCCTTGTGGTATACCTATTAATCTGTTATGCTGTATTGGTAAATTAATTTAATAAAGGGACTGACGATA